CGTATTCGTGCTTGGAATTCCTCAAGATCGTTTGCGCCACCATCCTCACCCAATCTCACTTGGACGTACTTATCTGGACAACTAACGGGCCGGGCGGAGACATTACAGCCGACAACATTATCGGATATACGCTGCTTCCGTCGAACAGCCGCCAATACAATTCTTCTCGCTCTGACTGGTATCATCGCGTCACGATGGACTTGGGCGACGGCGAACGAGTCTACGAATTCTCCCGAGACGAAACAATCGCCCTCAGCTACAGCCAGCATCCGAACGACCCGACGCGCGGCATCGCCCCAGCCATGACCGTGAAGAAGTGGGCGAACGTGGACGATATGATCGCCGACTATGAGCGTGGTTTCTTCGGCAACAACGCGGTACCCGCTGGAATGCTCGGCATCGTATCGGAAAACACTGAAGACTTCCAGCGTAACCGCGACCGCCTCGAAAGCACGTTCCGAGGCGCAGGCAACAACAACGGAATCGTGTACAACATGATCCCGGTTGACCCTATGACCCATAAACCCAGCACCACGAGCAAGCTGGTGTGGGTGCCGTTCCAAAACGACAACGATAGTCTGGACTTGCAGACCGTGAACGACGTGGTGAACAACCGACTGGCGAACGCTCTAGCCGTCCCGGATATCATTCGCGGCATCGACAACGGACAAACCTACGCCAACGCCGAACAGGCGGAACGCGCGTTTATTGAGAACACGTTGAAGCCGTTGTGTATGACGGTGTGGGATAAATGGCAGTTCGAGTTAGACCGTATCACCGGAGGCTTGGGCTACGGTATCACGTTCGACCTCAATTTGCCGTCCCAGACCGACGTGGAGAAGGTTCAGGCGGACACGCAGAAGGTTCGTATCGACTCGCTTGTTCAGCTTGTGAATATGGGCGCTAGTCTTGATGCAGCCGTGGACGCGCTCGGACTACCCGACTCGTACAAGCGTCTCGATCTGCACCAGCAAGCTCCGACGCTGACTATCCCAATAGCCGCAAAACGATATTCGCGGAATATCAAAACACAGGAAACGGCAACCGAGAAACGCATCCTGTCAGCCACCCGAACCTACGTGAACAGAATCATCCGAATGGCCCGCCGATCCCAGAACGGACTCCGCGACGATCTGGAAGCCATCGGCGACCAGTGGATAAACGATGTGAAAGACGACCTTATGACCAACCTCGCAGCCTACGCGCGCCGCACAGGCTACGAACTGGAACAGGTGATTACCGCGTGGGCTGAAGTCCACCACGAAAGCGCCATTGCCGTGGAAATCGAGAACTATACCGCCGATGATTGGCGACAACTCTACTTCTGGGCTGAACTCCCCGACACTGTGCATGAAGCGTACCTAGACCACTTGCGTAGCGTCGCCAAGTTCACCAGCAAGACCATCACAAACAACGTTCTCGAACTGTTGAATAGGGCCGACGTGGAACAGTGGGACGCAAAACAGTTGCGCGACCATCTCGAACAATTAGGCAACGATCACGCCGAACTGATTGCCCGCTGCGAAACTGTGCAATCCCAGCGGCTCGGCAGCTTGTACAGCGCCCGCAATCTCAGCGAGACTCTTGGCATCCGACTGGACAAAGTATGGCGTACTTCCAGTGACGGCAAAGTGTGCGAGTTCTGCCGCCACATGGAAGGCAAGCGAATCGCCCTCGATGACACGTATCTGGCGGAGAACGCCAGCGTCGAGATCGGCGACCGCGCCTATGTGAATAACTTCGAGAGTATGCAGACCCCGAACGGACACCCCAACTGCCGGTGCTACGAGGATTACGAGGTGGTCGAATCATGACGTATGACATCCATTGCAAACGCTGCGGACGGTATCTAGGCTCTTGTGCGCGTGACACAATGGTGACGCTCAAATGCCCGAACTGCAAAGGCTTGGACACGTACCGCATCGTGCTACTATGGGGGTCAGAACATTAAGCCCATTAAGGACGTTCGACCGCACCACTAACCCCCTATCTGAAAGGGCCAAAATGAAGACTCGTAAGAGCTTCGCCAACAGCGGTGCCCCAGAAACCAATGGCCGTACCCTCACCTTCCTCGCCAACAGCGGCAAAGTGATGTGCGACGGACTCACCGTAGACCTGAAGACACTGAAAGCGCCGTTAATCGACGGCACTCTGAAACTGGTGTCCGACCTCACCGAGTCCGACAAACTATCACTACCGCTCCTGATCGACCACATGCCCAGCATCGAATGCCAAGCAGGTGCAATCACCCGACTCTGGATGACCGACGCCGGACTAATGGCCGAAGCGAAACTCAGCGAGGTAGATCAAGGCGAACGTATCCGCCAGCTTGCCGCCGACGGATGCCTGACCAATAGTTTCAGCATCACCGTTGAATTCAACCAGCGTCCCGGCAAAGACGGTATCATCCACGATGGCGAACTACTGGAAATCAGCGTCGTCTATCGTGGGGCCGACCCAAGGGCCGCTTTCACCGCAATCAACAGCCGAAACAATTTGAATGGAGAAAAAACCATGAACCCGGAACTCCTGAAGAAACTGGCGCGTGCCATCGCCCAGTTCAAACTCACCCCGGACGAGGCGGAACAGCTCACCGATTCCATCGGTGACATCATGCAGTCCGCTCTCGATGACATCGCCGCTGCCATCACCAACCAGAAGGAAGGCGAGGGCGAGGGCACCCCGGAACCAGAGGAACCCGTGCAGACGTCCGAAGGTCGCCAGACCATCATCATTAACAAAGCCAACCACGCCGCCCACCAGTCAGGTACCGTGAAGTTCTCCCACGACCGTAAGACGTGGCTTGACTCCGACGACGCCATGATCGCGTTCGAGCGTGCCCTAATCGACACTGACAACAAGGGTGTCGAAGCGTTCCACCGTGAGTGGTCTGACATCGTGAACCGTAATATGTCGGACACCGCGTCGTTCGGCGTTGCCTCTACCGATGTGGACAAGTTCATCCCGACCGAGGCAATCACCACGATCTCGGACGCGCTGAACACGCGCGGCTCCGGCCTGTGGAATCTGCTGCGTAAAACCGGTATGGATCGCCTGACCATCGGTGGCAACGTTGCCGGTCTGACTGACCAGACCCGTGCTCACGGCTATCCGGTGGCCTCCTACGGTTCGAAGAAGAAGGAACAGGCGCTTTCGTTCGTGAAGCGTGAGCTTCAAGCTGACTACACCTACAAGTACATCAACCTGAACAAGGGTGATATCCGTCGCACTCAGCGTCCGGGCGCTCTGCTCCGCTACGTGCTTCAGGAACTCCCGAACTACATCGTCCAGACCATCGAACGTCAGATCACGCTCGGCGGCTACGCGGATATGGCACATTTCCGTTCGGTTGTGACTGACGCGGCAGACAATTCGTCCGAGTGGACGGGCAACCGTTTCGCGCTTTCCTACACCATGACGGATAACGCTCCGCTGATGGACTTCGTGCGTGCCTCCCACTTGGTTCGCGCTCAGGGCAACAAGGTGCTGCTGTGCAACGCTGACACTGTTGCCGATCTGCTGATGTCCGCAAACACTAACGGAAATACGTACATTGCTCTCGGTGGTGACGATACTTTGGCCCGCGCCCTCGGCGTTAACCAGATCATTACCCCTGAATGGTGGACGAACACGGACGACACCACCACTATGGGCGTCATCATGTCCGCGTCTCACTACGCGGTGGTTGGCGATACCTCCATCGAGGCGTTCACCAACTTTGCGCTGTCCACCAACACCAACGAGTATCTTCAGGAGATTTACGCTGGTGGCGGTCTGGACGCGGAGAAGTCCGCCGTGGTCATCAAGTCGAAGGTTAAATGAGGTGATCTGCTATGACGATTAAACAAGTTCGATTCGTTAAGGCGGACTCTCGTAACCCGGTTCAGGACATCGCGAAACTAGCGGTGTTCAACGCTTCGGGTGATCCCGTTGACCCTCCGACTTCCCTTGCCGATGGCAGCGTGACGACCGCGAAGCTGGCTAACAATGCTGTAACCGCGAGCAAGATCGCGAGCGGCGTTCTGCCGACCAACGCGACCAAGGAAAAGGCCGGTCTGGTCAAGCAGGCCGTGCACGTTAACGACCCAGCTGGCGAAACTCCGACTAAAGAAGAGTTCATCAAGCTCCGTAACGCCTTGGTCACAGCCGGGCAGATGGCGTCCTCCTAACACGCTACCCTAAACAGTAGCGGGACTGCACCGCAAAGGCCCTATCTCCTACAATGGGAGGTAGGGCCTAACTCATTTTCAGAAGGAGCGATCATGGACATCGACGCAAGCGTAATCGATCAAGTGGGAGAGACGGTCTACGCGCGGTGGAAGGACGCCGCGCTCGCAGACCTCGCCAACATCATATGCCAAAAAAACCTATTCCCGATTACGGATGATTACGTGGGAATTGTCGTAGGAGATGGCCGCCACGTAGCCCTATTGGCGTGGTATTCGGAAGTAACCAACGTGCAGACCACCGACGGTGTGAAGCTCGATTTTCAGGTGAACTACGATATGGGCGACGGGTGGACGCCCGAAACCAAATACGCCAACTGCCTGACTATCGCGCAATGTCTTAATGTCGGCACGACAATAACCGTGACCGGAACGCACGGGTTCGCCAAGCTTCCCGCCCCATTATCTTCGGTCTTGGCGGCTGTTATCGAGGCAGACCAGAGCGTTCTTGAACAGACCGACCGCATCACGTCCAAGAGCATCGAGGATGTGAGCGTGAGCTACGCAACGATCAACGAGACGGCTATGGAACGCGCGTTGACCCCGTACCAGTCGCTTATTAGCCAGTGGAACCTATGCCGGAACGGAGTCCAGACTGGTGGCATTCTCTCCATGCCTCGCAAGCATCATCAATTACCGTGGTGGTTCAACGCTCAGGATTACATGGGGGGTGACTACGCTTATGGCAACGCTCTGTGACCCGTTCCGACTGTTCCCTAACCAAGTCCAGACGGCTACGCTTTGGCGGTACACGGCTCCCGGTCTGCCTAACGAAAAACTGGCCGACTTGCAGGTGATTGTGAAGCATTCAACACAGTCTGACCAACCGACCGAATACGGTTCGCGTATCAGCAGTCGACGCTTCCATATTCAAACGGACACGGTTCCCGAGAACTTGCGGGAAAACATGGAACTATGGCCCGATCTCATGGTTGAATTGTCCGATGGCAGAGTGTACCAAGTCACGCAAGCCAGTCGCGGCGATGATATGGACATGGGGAAGACTCGGTTCATCACCGTGTACGGGAACCCGTATGGAAGGGATAGTCTATGAGCTACCGGTTACAGTTGTCCGCTGATTGGGCGCGCAAACTCTCCACCCAACAGCTGAACAAGGGCGGCGTGAAAATGATGACCGACATCCTCAAGATGGCACGTCAGAACGCTCCCGTACTTACCGGCGCTTTGCGTAACAGCGGACGCTTCCAACAACTTTCCACAATGAAGTGGCGTATCACGTTCGGCAACAGTCGCGTGCCTTACGCTCGTATCCGCGAACACACGAACCGGTTGCACCCGAACACGGTACGCTACCTCCAGCGGGCTAGGAACACTGCCGCTAGCCGTGCTAAATCATATTTCAACCTAGGATAGGAGCGCCATCATGATTGATCTGGCCATGTGCATGACCCTCCAAAACGAGGGTTTCGGCACTTACGGAAAGACACTGTTCTTCGGCACCAGCCCAGTACTGGACACGGGCAGCGTCACGAACGCCGAGGGCATCTGGGTCAACGCGAACACCGTGGGCATCAACGGCGACCTCTACACCGATCAGCTCACTATCAGTAGCCGCTATTTCGACGTGATCGAACAAGGCCGTCTGATGCTCCGGCTCCTGCACTTCGTCAACAATCGTCTGCATGAGTATTGCCGACTGACATGCAACCCTATCGCTGATATTGACTTTGTATCAATCCGCGTGCATCCGGCTACCGCAATCGACATGGACGCCATCGATGGGGAAGGCCGCTGGGTGAAAAGCATCCGGTTCAATGTGGATTACAAACTCGACCCGGCAACGGTAGAATAGGAACCGTCCATTAGTCGCCGCGTGTGCAGTCCCGCCCGACGAAAGGACAAACAATGGCTTCCTACCCCCTTATTGGCAAGAAGACAGTCTACATCGACGATATGGTGATCTCCCCCGACTACGTTCAGGATGAAGTCGGCAGCATCACCCTTACTCCCGGCACTACCGAGGTTGCTTCGCAGTCCGGCACTATCAACGTACCGAACGGTTCATACGAGGAAATGAGTTTCGAGTTGAACATTATCTGTCCGAGCGTCCGCTACCTCGGTATGCTGTTTCCGGAACTGTACCATAATGCGAAGTTCAAGCGCGTTATCTCCGGTTCGCTATCCGAGACGGGTCAGGTGCGTTTCGGCGGCAACGAATGTATTTCCAACACTCCGCGTGACATCATTATCCATAACGTGTGCGATGGCCATTCATCGGCGCAGGACTTCCGTATCCCGCAGGCGCTAACCAGCGCGGGCGGCGAGTTCACCGTGAGCCTGTCCGACCCGTTCGTGGTCACACTGTCCGGCTCGATGACTCCCGGTGCAAACGGTGCCGTGGTCATGGGCGAGCTTGATCTGAACAACCCCTCGTATTACGACGAGGATTCCGGCAGCATCAAGACGGAGAACGTTCAGGTCACCGCGCTTACCGCGTCCCCGGCGAACATCTCGGGCAAGGTCGGCGAGCATGTGACTGTGAATGTGGTGGCGTCTCCGAATGGTGCGACTGGTACCATCACCGCCACCGTAGCTGAAACTACTAAGGCTGTCGCTACGGACAACGGGGATGGTACTTGGGATATTCAGTTTAAGCAGTCTGGTACGGGTACCGTCACGTTCAAGGCTGGCGCTGTTCAAACCGTGGTTAAATTCAACATTGCCGGTGAGTGAGCATAAGTAACGCCCGCCACCAGAATTTTAGTGGTAGCGGGCGCAGGAGAGAAAAGGTCCCGAGAAAAGCAACATGATTCATAATATCACACGATTGGAGCAAATATAATGACTACCCCTGTTTTGAGCATCGACACCCGAGAAGCGTTCCGCACCCTCACCGTGAAAATCGACGGCACCGTGTACACCATGCGACCGCTCGGCTCTAAGGATATGCTCACGATCTTGGATAATGCGGAGACAATCGACAAGCTGAGCGCTGGCGTGGCGAACCGTGAGACTTTGGAAACCGCCGAAAAGATTATCTTCCCGTTGGTCGAAAGCCTTATGAGTCCAGCTGATAAATTCTCCGAGTGGGCTTCACAGACCCGTAAGCGTAGCGACCTTGCCTATCAGCGTGCCATGACCGCGTTATGCGGTCTGATGGCGAAGAACATCACGGTTGACATCAAAGGCAAACAATGAAGTCGTGGGATAGTCTGCTTACTCCCGCCGAACGGGAGGCGATGAAGAATTACAAACAGAAGGAGGCGGCTCGCAAGCCGCTTCCGAGCGTTCATATCCTCGCCGAGCTTGGTGACTTGTATGGGTGGCAGGCTATCCGCGACGTGCTGGAAAACAACGTGTCTCCTTCCCTAATGATGAAACTGCTCAGGGAAGGACGCCGTATCCGACGGCGGCGACTGGCGGAACAATATCTCATGACGTTCGATTGCATCGCCGCCGCGTTCAGCAAGCATGGAGACCGCAGGATTAACACGATTATCGAAAAACTCGGGAAGGACGTGTAATGGCAGACTCGACACTGACCCTAGACGCCGAGATTAATACCGGCGACTGGAACGCTGGCGTTAAGGATATTGAATCGGGTAGCCGTCAGATCGAAAATTCTGCACGTCAGGCTGATGGAGCGTTGGGTAACGTTGACAAGTCGGCTAGCAAGTCTTCCAGCGGGTTCGGTAAGTTCGGTGCCGCCGCCGGTGCCGTTGGCGGTCTTGTTTCCTCTGGTATCGGTATGGCTGTGGACGCCATCGGTGATCTTACCGGAGACATTATCGAAGCCTCCGACTCTGCGGACAAGTTCAAAAGCACGCTGAACTTCGCAGGACTGGATACGGGTACGATTGACGCGCTCACCGCCAGCACTCAGACTTACGCCGACCAGACCGTTTACAGTATTAGCGATATCCGTAACGTGACCGCTCAGCTTGCCGCGAACGGCGTACAGGGCTTCGACAAACTAGCCGAGGCGGCAGGCAATTTGAACGCTGTCGCCGGTGGTAACGCGGAAACTTTTAGCTCGGTGGGTATGGTGCTTACGCAGACCGCTGGCGCGGGCAAGCTCACCACGGAAAACTGGAACCAGCTAGCCGACGCCATTCCCGGTGCATCCGGCAAACTTCAGGAAGCGATGCTAAAGAACGGCGCTTACACTGGGAACTTCCGCGACGCGATGGAGAAAGGCGAGATCAGCGCCGATGAATTCAACCAAGCCATAATGGACTTGGGTATGACCGACGCCGCGAAGGAAGCCGCTACCAGCACCAGCACCATTGAAGGTGCGATGGGTAATCTGGAAGCGTCCGTGGTTGGTGTGGGTACGACGATTCTTGACCAGTTCAAAGGCCCGTTGACATCCGGTATCAGCATGTTGGCGCAGAGAATCAGCGGACTTAGCGGCGTGTTTACGGGACTAGTGCAGACTATCGGCCCGATTCTCTCACAAATTGGCACAACGTTCCAGACAGCGTTTCAACCAGTTGTGGGAATGGTGCAATCTCAGTTGCTTCCGGCACTTAAGCCGCTTATGAGTGCCTTACAGAATATAGGCAATGCCATCATGCCCGCAATCCAGCCCATCGCATCAGGGTTAGCTACCGTGGCGAGCATCATCGTGCAAACTATGAGCGTCATCTCAACTGCTGTAACGCCGGTGATTAATAACATCGCCTCGTCGATTCAGACGGTGCTTCCGGCACTCCAGCCGCTAATGAGTGCTTTGCAGAATCTCGGTAATGCCATCATGCCTATTATCACGGCCGCAATCCAGACCATTGCACCAGTGTTGTCTACCTTGGTGAGCAACATCGGGCAAACTATGAGCGTCATCGCGACTGCTGTAACGCCGGTGATTAATAACATCGCTTCGTTGATTCAGGCCGTGCTACCCGCCATCCAATCAGCGTTCCAAATCTGGGGCACTTACATTCAAGGCGTCATCAACGCGGTTTTCCCATTCATCCAGACGGTTGTTACTTCGGTTATGAACGTTGTCAACGCGATAATCAGCACCGTATTGGCCGCGATTAACGGTGATTGGTCTGGAGTATGGGAAGGTATCCAGAATATCGTTTCCAGTGTTTGGAACGGTATCCAAAGTATCGTTTCCGGTGCCATCAGTGCAGTTTCAGGCATCATCTCAAGCGTGCTGAGCGGCATAAGCGGTATTTTCAGCAGTGTATGGAACGGCATCAAGGGCGCGGTAAGCAGTGCATGGAGTGGCATCACCAGTGCTGTCAGCAATGGTGTAAGCTCGATGATGAATTTCATCACCAGTATCCCAAGCCGTATTATGGGCGTGTTCAGCGGAGCCGGATCATGGTTGCTGAGCGCCGGACAGAACGTTATTCAAGGTCTGATTAACGGCATCACGAACGCCATCGGCGGAGCCATCTCAGCAGTCAAAGACGCTGTTGGCGGTATCATCGACGGTGCCAAGAGTCTGCTGGGTATCGCGTCCCCGTCGAAGGTGTTCGATCGTGAGATAGGTCGGATGATTCCGGCTGGTCTTGGACGTGGCGTATCGGAGAACGAGCGTGCGGCCACTCGTCCGGTGGAAGACATGGTGAATTCTCTTCTACCGTCGTCCATCGTGACGCCCATGCCAGTTATGTCTAGCCCGGTGCCTGTGAACATGAACAGTGGCCCGCGTGTGAGCGCGCCTATCACGGTGAACGCGCTTGCCCCGAACGCGGCGGCACGGGAAACCGTTAGGGTGATTAATTTCCATTACGTGTGACAAGCCGCGCGGGTAGACTGAGGGTATGGCTATCTTTACCCTTGACCCGCGCGACGTTCGTCTGACCCTGAACGGGTTCCCCTTGTATGGGACTGACTCGTATGGGTGTGAGTGGCACGTAACGTTTCAGAACGTTTCGGGATTGTTCGACGGTGTTGGTTCGACCTTGCAGACCAAGGACAAGGCGTGGTCGGATGGCTGGTTTAGCAATATTCCAGTGGCTCAGGGTCGCTCGATCAGTGTCGAGGGTCATATTATCGGCAAATGCACGGAAAACTGCATCAACGCTTGGGATGCGTTCAAACGGTCGTTTAATATCACCAGTCAGTCGCTTGTCGTGGAGTTGGGGAACATCAGCCGTCAGGTGCAGGTCATGCAGTCGTCTTCCGCTCCGCTGGTGGAGTGGGCTGGCGTCAATATTCTTAAATTCAGTATCGGCTTGACCGCTTTGGACTCGTATCTTTACGATACGCAGTCAGTGAGCGGAAAAACCGGGTTGCCGCACACTCAGGGCGGTATGACGTTCCCCTATCATTTCGAGGACATCGACACTGGCATGGGGTCAACGTGGGTGTGGTCTGAAACAACCGTGTCGGGTAGCGTGCGCCTTACTAACACGGGTAGTGCTCCGAGTCCGGTGACTATTCGTATCGATGGGCCTGTGGTCAATCCGCAGGTTGAGCATAGTCCGAGCGGGCATATCATGGCGTTCGATCTCAGTTTGGGTGAGGGTCATTACGTTCTTATCAACGGTGCCACGCATGAGATTCTTATTGATGGCACCGATCCGGCACGCGGCAGTGTGACGCGACGTGAATGGAGTTACGCGGAGGTCGGGGAGAATATTTGGATGTTCAGCGCCGAGGAACCATCGGATAACGCGCGTATGACGGTCACGTTTAACCCCGCTTACATTTAAGGAGGCATACGGATGCCTTTACTTGCGAACAGATTGCCACAATCGAATGGCTTGTACTCGGACACGGCGCGTGTATTGTGGCAGCGTTCCGGCTTGCAATTCGTGGCCGTCACATTGAACGACGGCACGGTGATAGCCGAACTCCCAGACCTTCAACTAACCCACCTGACGTACCGTTTCGAGGAAACGACCAGCGAAACGGCCACGCTCCCGTGGCACAACGCCCCACGAAACTGGGATGAAGCCACCACCCCATATCAGGCCGCCGTACTTCTGGTGCGCGAATCCACTGTGTTGTGGGGCGGTATCGTGGTCAAACGCGAGCGTGCAATGCGCGGAGACGGATTAACACTGACGTTGGCAACCGTCGAACACTATCTCGATAACGTGTACGTACAGGATCATACGTACACGAATCGTGACCAGTGCGAGATCGTGGAAGACCTTGTGACCACCACGCTTAAAAACCACCGGTTTAATCTCGTTGTCGAAGCATCCCCGAGTAGCGTCAAACGTGACCGCACGTATGAGGCGGAAAGCGACAAGACCCTGCTAAGCGTGCTGCAAGAGCTTGCCAACGTGCTGAACGGGCCGGAATGGTGTACATCATGGCGTGCCATCAACGACGGGCATTATGAACCTGTGATGACGGTCGCCGACCATATCGGCTCCACCACGCCAAGCACGACGTTCGATGAAAGCGTTATGACCACGTTCAACCTGTTGGAGGATTACACGAACGGGTATGGCGCTAACGCGGTAATGGCTGTGAGTACGGCTGACGCTGGAGACCGTCCGCAATCCGATTGGATGATCGCAAACCAACCTAACAGGCCCATGCTGGAATATGTGTTCCAACCGTCCACCAGCATCACGAACAAGAGTACGCTGAACGAACACGCCAAGTCCTCGTTGTTGCAGATGCAGAACGGTACCCAGACCATCACTATGGGCTTGAGTCTGCTTTCCGCTCCGATGGTGTATGAGGAATGGAAGCCGGGCGACCTCATATCGTGGACAGTGGAAGAAGACGCCGAGCATTTCCCCGACCATAATCACGGTAAAGCCCGTATCATCGGGTACGAGATAGACTTCAGTGGAGCTTGGACTATCACCCCAACGTTACAGCAGGAGGACACGAATGCCGAGCAAATTCAAGTTCAGTCTAGATAGCGCGGACGCTACAGCACGCCAGTTCTCGGACATTAAACGCCAGTTGCAGGAACTGCCGCCGAGCATCGTCGACAGCGTTAAACCTATGGTCGATCAGATCACGAAAATGTATGAGGAAGTGCAGACGCTGACCAACAATCTTGACCAGCGTGTGCAGGAAAGCATCACTCGCAACAGCTATACCCGTGCCGAGATTGACGTTAAAACTCAGACGTGGAACTGGGGTGTATTGGCTCCCAATCGTGGTGGTACGGGTACCGCCAACGCTTATAACAATGTGTTTGCGTCAGGCTCTTGGCGCGCGGTGTGGGTGTTGTCTGACGGCACTATGGGCACGGCTCAGTCGATTCGTGCAGTGAAGACCGATATCGTGGACGCGGACGACTACATTCCCGTTGCCGCTCTCCGCAAGGTGAAGTGGTGCATATATCGGATGAAGGATGATAAGAACCTGAATCTTGATGACGCGCAGCCGTTGGTTGGCATGATCGCCGACGATCTGGATGAAAACGGATTGGGGTTCTTCTGCGAATACGATGAAGACGGCACGCTGGTAGGTATCAACTACCCCATGCTTGGTGTGGCGGCGCTCCGACTCGCTCAACAGGTAGCGGATGACTTGGACGCGCTCAAAGCTAAGGTTGATGCTCTATCCACTGACAAAGATAAAATGGTCGTAGACGATTCGGAGGAATGATTATGGCTATCATCATGCACCCGCTTACCGCGAAGAACGGTTCCCCGGAGTATACGGCGGACGATTACAGGCACGCCATCAATCCTCTGCTTCTGCCGTCAGACGGTACCGCGTTCAACGGTTTGTCCGGCATCCGCTACGGTTCCCCGAGTCCTCTGGTCACGGTGAGCGGCCTGACTGTTACGGTCAAGCCTCATTGCGGTACCATCAGCCCGTGGGATGGTTGCGGAGCGTACACTTACGCCATCACCACCAATACGACCGTGCAACTGGCGGACTCCACCAACGATTACAAGATCGCGGTTACAGTGGAAGACCCTTCACAGTCTCATGGTACTACTCCGCGCGGCAAGATCGAAGTATTCGCGGCGGGTACACCTGACTCGAATATCAACGGTCTTGTGATTGCCAAGGTGAACGCCGGTGTCGCGTCGGATGCGGCCCCGATGATTCGCAATAATGCGACTCTGCTGGCGCGTGATCTTGAACAGCTTAACACCATTGCCGCGATGGACGGGCAGGAGGCTGTGACTATTGCCGATGATGCCCATTATGTTCATCGCGACGGAACGTGGGAGGCGTTCGACACGCCGAAGGAAATGATTGTATTCGCAAACTCCAAGGTCATCGTTTTGTCGTCAACTACGGTCAACCCTGTGCTATATTCGGAAGCCGAACTGGCAACCCTCGCTCAAGAACACGGCATCACCGGTAAGCTTAACTTCCCGTGCATTAGCGTCATGAACGGAGACTGGAATACTACCAGTATATGGATACTTGGAGTTATGCGACAGAACAATAGCATTGTGCTTAATCTTAGTTCGGCACTGAACGCCCATACTCCGCTACGAGTCAACTCTCTCATAGGGTTCGCGCAGTAATACGCCGACCAAACCGTTTAAACCGGCGTGCCGCCCTCGGCTCGGACTTCAATGCTCTTCGGAATTGGGATAATGAAGCTTCCCAGCGGGCGGGATATGTCATTGGGTGCCATTTGCTGGCCTACAGAGATTGAGCCAACGTAGTTGCCGTTATTCACATGATGTCATGATAAACGGCATTGTCTCATGTCCCGTCGTTCCTGACATGATGGGCATTATTATATCGGTCTAAAATGGAACCATGACGGAAATTATCACGGCGATCATCGGCGTAGGCGGCGTAGCACTCGGAGGACTCATAACATGGTTGGCTAACCGCCGGTCAAACCTAGCCAGCGCGTATCAAGCCCTAGTTTCCGCGCAGGGGGATATGAAACGGCAGATCGACGCGCAAGACCAGAAGATAGACGCGCTAATAAAACATCGTGATGCGTTGCAATACACGATCGATCTTGAGACAGGGTATATTCGCGCGTTGGGACACTGGCTGTCCCAGTTCTGCGAGATTATCGACCCTGAATTTTTGGAGAATCATCCTAAACCGTCGTTGCCCGATGATTTACGCGACCGTATTGCGTCGCTTGAGGCACTGGCCGGAGATAATGACTAGCCGAGCCGGGTTATGAACATGGTCCCTTTTTCACGCATGGTACCGGAAACGTTATTGTTTGTGAAAACCCGTATCTTCGTGTTCGTCTGAGTTACTCTCAGCATCGTGGCCAAATTCAATCGGGTAAACCCGCTCCCTCCCGTTAATTGTTCGCTTACAGTCGGGCCTAAATTCGTTATTCCACTGCTGGCACCGATATTGAGGTTCAGCCATCCGGCGGAACTCGACAATGGCAGTGTAAGGTAGACGGAGTAATCGCCTACGGGTAGGTTAGTTACGTTCGCTCCGTTACTATCGTGCACGATGGATGCGCTGTCGAAGTCGTTATGCGTAAGCGTCATACTCATTAGCGTTATGCCGTTGTTTATCTGCAATTGCCCGTCTGATCTAGTGAAAGTTATTACAGCGTATGGGTCGATCACAACGTTCTTCTGTTTCCACATTCCACCGTTTCTAACATAATGGGCATTATCGGTGATAATAATATCGATTCGTTTTTGATGATAAAATGATCCTATGAGACGTTTCAAACGGTGCATGGTCATTATCATGTCGCTCTCTGTTGTCTCGTTGATAGTCCCACGTCCTGATAACGGCCTACGCCGTTTTATGCATGGCGTGGATGTTTTTCTACCCATCAGCCTATAGGAGGAGTTTCGATGGCTCTGAACGGTATCGACATCAGTAATTGGCAGGCTGGTATCGACTTGTCTGCCGTACCGTGTGATTTCGTTATTAGTAAGGCGACGGAGGGATGCTGGTATGTATCAGCTGATTGCGCTCGGCAGGTGGAACAGGCGTTAAGTCTGGGAAAATGTGTGGGCGTATACCATTACGCCAACGGTGGTAACGCCGTCTCCGAAGCTGACTTTTTTGTGAACAATTGCGCGAATTGGGTCGGCAAGGTCGTATGGTGCTTGGACTGGGAGCAACAGGGTAACGGACTGGTCGGGTCTGGCGCGTCTGCACAACAGTGGATTAGGTCGTTCTGTGACCGCGTGTACGAGCGTACAGGCTCCCAGCCTATCGTCTACGTGGGAGCGTCCATGCTTAACGATGCTCAGAATATTGGAGATCGTGGATTGTGGGTAGCTCAGTACGCGAATATGGACGTTACCGGGTATCAGGATACGCCGTGGAACGAGGGCGCGTATGCGTGTGCTATCCGCCAGTATTCGGGCAATGGTCGTCTGCCCGGATATTCAGGTAGTCTTGACCTTGACAAGTTTTATGGTGACGTGGATGCGTGGGATGCGTATAAGGCTGGTCATTCGAGTGTGACCAACGTGCCGACCCCTTCCGCTCCTACTCCGTCTACTTCCGCGTCTGGCACGTACATCGTGCGCTCTGGTGACACGTTGAGTGGTATCGCGTCGATGTATGGGACTAGCTGGCAGGTGCTGGCGCAGATTAATAATCTGTCTGACCCGAATCTGATTTATCCGGGTCAGGTGCTGAATATCAACGGCACTGCCAATACGGTTCAGCCCGGTAGCGGCACGCATACGGTGCAGTCCGGTGATACGCTGAGCGGTATCGCAGCCAAGTACGGGACTTCGTGGCAGACTCTCCAGCAGCTTAACGGCATTGCCAACGCAAATCTGATTTATCCGGGTCAGGTGCTGAAGCTGCCGGGCGGCGCACCGTCACCGTCCGTTACGACGTACACTATCCAGCCCGGTGACACATTGAGTGGTATCGCCGCCCAGTACGGTACCAGTGTTTCCAATCTGGTAGCGTTGAACGGTATCGCCAACCCTGACGTGATCTACGCGGGCCAGACAATCCGCATCAAGTAGCCTATTTAGGAGGTTTGTTATGAGCATGAATACTGGTGAGCCGACCACTGAGACAGCGGTCACCAATGAGATACCGGATGGTAATGATAATTACGTGCCGACGTTCAACGCCGCGACTCGTAAGTGGGCGTATCTGGTTTCCGGTCTGATCGGTATTGCTGGCGCGGTGCTGAGCTTTGTGAGTGCGGTTCCTGAAGTGCCGTCGTGGGTGGCTGTGCTGGGTGGCGCTTGCGCTCTGGTCGGCTCCGGCGTGGCTGGAATGTTCGGCGTCCACTACGCAGGCATCTCCAAGTGAGGTAATTATGACAATCGCATTGCTTGAAGTTAATCAAGCAATCATGCAAGGAGCATAGCCAATGTTCGAAACATTCCAAACCCTCATCAACGCCGGAGGCTATGACCTCGCTGACCTCACCGAGCGCATCAAGACCATGTACGTGATGGGCGAACTCACCGAGGATGAGATGAAACAGCTACTCGAACAGGCGCAGGATAACGCCAAGCCCGACGATTCCTATGCCCCGTTGGCCGACCGTGTGAAGGCCATCGAGGAATGGGAGACGACCATCGAGGAGCGTTTAAGCAAGCTGGAATCCGGCTCATCGACCGACCCCGGCGACCCCGAGGAACCAGCCGACGAATGGCCGGAATACAAGCAGCCGACCGGCGCGCACGACGCCTATCATGTAGGCGACAAAATCACCTACAACGGGAAACACTATACGTGCGTAATGGATGGGTGCGTGTGGACTCCGGACGCTTACCCGCAGGGATGGCGTAAGGAAGAGTGAGCTACATCTACACTGGCATTTCTAAGTGATATACTGTGATTGCTCCTTTCGAGCGATGGTGTGATGACCGAATAAACTAGCCCGGCACTGGTCTTGACGACTGGTGCCGGGCTATTCTTTCTTTTTTTCAGTTGTTCAAGAGGAATTCTCGATTTCGGTATTCGCTGAACACTGGAACGTTCTCGGGGTGATCGTTGTAGGCGCTGACCAGCCATCCTTTCGCGTATGATTCCTTGGGGTGGGCGTGGATGCGTGCGTGGCATCCCATAGTCCCCGACCCACATACGGTAATAAGATTGCTGGGTAGGTTTAGTCCTTCCCAAGCGTGTGAGCGCATACGCCGATGATGCAAGTTAAAAGCGGAGGCGCTCAACGTTTTTCCACAGATGAAGCATCTGCCGTGGTCTCGGTGGAACACTTTCATACGGGTTTCGATATCCGGGTCTGTTTTGCTCACTCGGATACTCCTTCGCAGTGGAAGAAGTACAAGGTTATCGGGGAGACGAGTTTGAAGAAATATTGCTTATCGGTGTCTGTCTTGCATTCATGAATGGACGTTATCTTGACGCCTTCAACGCTGCCCAGAACGTCGTAGAGTTTGAGGAATGCTTTGGCGTCTTTAATCCCGATTTGTCCGAACGTGAGTTCCTGTCCGAGCCCTTGGGTGTCGATGATTGCCTGTGCTTGCGGTGTCTTCTGCAAGAGGTTGATGATTGCGGTCAGATAGTTGATGGTGTTCATTTTTGCTCCTTTGGTGTGATGATGATTGGATTAATGGTGCAGGTTTTTAGACTATGTTCTAGTCTTTGGTCAGGATGTCGTATCCGAGTTGTTCGGCTAGTCGCAACCGGTATTGTTTTTGTGGTTTACGGCGTCCGGTTTCCCACATGGCTATTACGTTTGGGCTGGCGACGCCGATTCGTTCGGCTAGTTCAGCTTGTGAATATCCGTGGCGTAGACGCCAGTATTTGATGCACTGGCCGATGGTCACCCTGTCGCTGATAGTCGCGTAGTTAACTGGGATGTTGCCGATGTTCTGTCGTGTGAAGAACTGGCCGGTCTGGCTGTCCTGTTCCACGGTGACTTCTTGGCCGTTGATTACGGTTTTGATTATGTTTTGCTTGCGCATATTTACCTCCATACGATGGTGATATATAGATTATATCACATTGTTTCTGTTTCGCCAAACAGCTCACTAATGGCTTCGCGCCCGTTGTCAGTCAGCGCGAACCGCCAGCAATGACGGTGCCGACTGTTCACACCATCCCGATCGACACGGTACACATGACCGGAACGCTCAAGCTCGATCATGCGCGTCCTCAATCCCTGCGGAGTATCGTCATACTTCGCTAAAACCGCCATACGTTTGATTTCCTCATGGGTAAGCGGACGCTTAGCCACCCAAAGAATCAACAGCACATGAACCTGTTGTTTGCTGAACATTACGCCACCGCCGTTTCAGCCGAGTGGCGGAGGAATGCGGCCATGCCAGCGGCCACAATCCACCCGGCCACCCACTTGACTCCGAACCGTACCCGGTTTATCTTGGCTGCCATAGCCCATACCGGGAGCGACACCCACGGGCTGAGGCACCAGCCGCAGTAGGCGAGTTCTCCGAGACTGCCCACGTAATCCTTGGCCCACGTGGGGAGCGAGTTGGACAGGTTCTCGGTCTTTACGGTCAGCTTGTGGCGGAGCGCGGAGAACATATAGCCGGGGCCGGGCGAGAGCTGCACGACAGTGGTTACGTATCCAGCCGTGATTCCAGCGGAAAGCACGGCAGTCCACCAATTGCCATTAGTCTTCATCGGTTTTCCTTTCCTCATGGCGACGCCAGCAGTAATACCGCTTGTTATAGTCCGCGTACAGGGTTTCGTAGAGTTGTTTCGCCTCGTTGGTGGCTTCGTCGTGGTCGAACCCGTGCTGTTGCAAGACGTATTGAGCGGCACCTACCCAGATGGAGCGGCGAACGTGTTGATACCAACAGTCAAATAGTTTGCCGCACACCTTGTCATGCTTGTTGTCTCCGAGAAAGTCGGCAACGCTCTCCACCACGAACTTACGCAGAGTGTTCGCGGTGATATGGTTACGGTCGAACAGTTCCAGCACGTCGCTGGTTAAAATGTTATTCTTCATTGGGTTCCTCCTCTTCTTCGGGTTCGTCGTCGTCCGCTAGATAATCGTCAAGGCTGATGTCTTGCGGCTCGAAGTAAATCAATCCGTCCAGCAAGATCATCGGGTAGCGCACGATTACGCCTTGATCTTTGGCGATTGTGCGTATCGCCCGGGCGGTGGGGCTGCCCGACGATACGATACGGAGCCTACGCCCCATCTGTTGGGCGTACACGCGGCACGTCATCAGATAAACGGCGCTCTGCCGCTTGCATGTGGGACATCCGTCGAATAGTGCGAACATGTCCGGGCTTTCCAAAATCGTTGCGGTCTTCATCAGAACGTCACCCCCAGAGCGTCGGCCAGCACCTCGGAAATATGGAGCGTGGCCAATTGACAGCGCTTATGGTTCTCGATCTCTTCGGTGATGTCCTTGCGGTACACTGGAATGACCTGATGGCTTGCCTCTCCGACCACGCGCGGGTCGAACATCGAGAAAAACAGGACTTCCAGCGAATCGCACACCACGAAGTATTGCAGCACCTGAGCTTTGTACTGGTCGGGGATGAAGTCGAAGCCGGTCGCCTTTCCGTCGAGCGTGTATTCCGGAAGAACCTGCTCAATAACGTCCACCAGCTCAGGTTTCAGGTTGGTGATATGAGATCGCATGGCGTCTGTGTGCATTATCCACGGTACGACGGTCTGCAAATGGTAGGCTGAGCCGAGCGACTTGCATTCGATGGCCCACGTCGGCTTCTCAGTGTTCTCGTAGGCGTCTGGACTGCACGCGATACGGTTGTCGTCGTCACTCTCCCAGATACCGCAATCGGTGACGCAATCGACGGGGTTGAAGCCAAGCGTTTTGAGTGTGATCTGGATATTCTCGGGTTCGAGACGGTGGCCGCGTTCCATCGGAGGTTCACCGTCCGCTGGTTCGGCCCACAGTTCCGCTAGGAACTTCCAGAAGTCCACGCCGACCTTAAGCCGCTTGTTCTTGGCTTCGGCGTCCACGATCTTATCGTCGTAGTTCTGGGCCTTCGTGTAATACTCGTTGGCTTTGTCTGGCGTCTTCGCCTTCTTCGCTTGTTCCAACGCCTTGTCTCGGTACTCTTTAAGTTTTTCTACGTCGGTCTGAGCGTAGTGTTCCAAGGCAAGTCCGCCGCTTTTGGTGCCGGTGATACGGCCCACTCGTTCGTTGAGCCATGCCTCGGTTTCGTGGGCTTGCGATACATTGATGATCTTCATTGATGTTGTCCTTTCGGTTGGGTGTGGGCGGGTGACGAGTCCCGCACACAAGTATCTGTTATGCAAAGCGGGGAGCGTACTGGTTGATGACGGTGCGAATCGCCTTGACCAGATTCCACGCAGTCTCTTGGATGATGGACTCGGGGCAGTCGATGAAATCGATCGCTTCAGAGTATTCCATGCATCCGTCCGTGTAGATCGGATCGTCTGGTTCCGCACACCAGAAGATAGAAAACAGAAAGACGTGTTTTTCCACGTCATCGGTGACTCGGGCGCGCAGCGGGGCGTCGGTGAACGTGATAATCGCCGTATCATACGGTTTTTGTTCCGATTCATAATGGATGCTGCTGACTTTGTTGAAGTCAAACTCACACTGGTTGATGACGGCGGAAAGGTTGATGCTGTTCATTGCAACTCCTTGGGTTATGTATCAAGCCTTATGCTGATATATATAATATATCACATGTGGTGTGGTTAAGCAATCAGCGACACGCAGAGACATGTTCCAGCGCCCTAGTAGGACGTGGATAATCAACGGTGATTGATGGGCGTGATTGATAGGCTCACTCCCGAAAGCCCGGAATATAAGAGGGGGACTACTTACGTTCCCCCTTCACGCCTCGCTTTCGCAGTCGGAAAGGTCAATGTCAAAGCAACGCGCAATATAATCGAAGTTCTCACGCTGCTCATCAGCCGTCAACGCCTGAACGAGATTATCCAGCAGCGTTTCCGCGCCGAGCGAGTCAATCAGCTTGTCGAAGGCAAGTTCGTTGTCAAACATTTCAGATACTCCATTCCAGCTCCCTTATTAGAACAAGAGGGCTTATAAATCGGTTTGTTTTAAGCAAAACCCCAAAAGTGCGCCAACGCGAAAGGCCACTTACATTCGGTTGACGGCGTTCATCAGACTGTTCAGGTCGGTTTGCGTGAGTCCATTCCATCCCCTGACCCGACGTTTCAGAGTGCCGTTGATGAAGTCTCCGCGCTCCGCAGATGTGATATTGTGCGCATCCATAGCCTTGACCAGATCGGCGTACTGTTCGGCGCTGATCGCACGGTCTGCGGTCTCGTAACGCTGCTTGGCATACGCTCCGTCGTCGTCCTTGTCGGGGAAGATGCCCAACACTGCGTAGAGACTATAGCGGCGGGCGTAGGTGATCGCGCTACCGACCTGCTGGGGGTCGCCGGTCACGAAGAACGGATAGGAGCAGACCATCATCTGGTCTGTATCATCGAAAATGATGGTTTCCACTGTTCCGATGGCCTGTCGCGTTTCTCCCGTGTTGTCGAACGTGACGCGCTGGCTGAATGCCAGACCGTACTTCTCGAAAACCGGTTTGATGGTTTTAAGTATCGTGGCGAGGTTGAGATACTTGTAAGTCCGGTTGCCTGCCTGTGCGGTTTCGTCGGTGACGAAGTTGGGGACTTCGTTGAGAACTTGCATGAACTTGTTGCTGAGGTTGTTGGCTGCCATCTCGATGTTCCTTTTCTGATAGTGTGATGATATATAAAGTATATCACATGTTGCGTGATATTACAAATGTGATTACTTGAGTTTGTGGACTAGGACCCTCACATGGAGGCTTGGATGTTGTATCCTCCCGCGAAAATGCTCTTGATCGAGAAGCGGCCTTTAGGTCCGGAGATGATGCCGTTGATTCTTCCATCGGGGCCGATGTAGGTCCACTCGATTTCGTCTATGCCTCCGGCTTTGTCGTTGCAACGGTCGATGATGTCGGCCTTCTTGTAGGAGGCTTCCTTGTCGAGGAACGTGGCGAACTTTACGGGGTCGTAAACGGAGTCGTATCCATGTTCTACAACCATCTTGCCGTAGCTGCTTTTAAGGTCGGCCTGAGCCTTAAGCTTGTTATAACCGTCGAGCTCGGGATCGTGCCAGATGGCTTTCCGCTTTTCCTTGTACTGCTTGTAGAGGGCTGGGACTTGTTCGGTGAGGTTGGCTTTCCAGTTGTCGAGCAGTTGGTCGATGGGTTTCAGGTTGTTGTTCATTGTTACCTCTTTGGGGTATAAGGTCAAGCCGTTTGCTTGATATATATAATATATCACACGTGGTGTGGTTAAGCAATCAGCGACACGCAGAGACATGTTCCAGCGCCCTAGTAGGACGTGCTAGGACGTGTGACTAGGACGCCCTGAGTGGCGGAATAACGCCAACTAGGACGCTAGGACGCTAGGACACTAGGACATGCATTAACTCAGATTGGCCATGCCTCGCCGTTCGTCAAATACACATTATCCGCGTCCCCGTTGTCGAACTGGGCACCCAAAAGCCCGTCCAGCATTGGCATTCCGCCGAGGTTGTACTCCCTCACGAAGAATTCGAGGCGGTCCGGCTGATTGCCTTCAAGCACGTACATGGTGCTCGCCCACTCGGCCTTCCCGTTACGTGCTTCATACTCCCGGAACGCTTGCTCGTACACGTCGGCGTCAACGTATCCGTAATCTCCGATACGCCAGATATCGTCCGTCTCGGTGTATGTGTCGAAGTCGCGGCATTCGGGGATTAGACTGGTGTCGATGCTGTGAATCATGTCGCGGGCCTGTTCGACGGTGATATTTCTAACTGTTTCCATTGTTCCCTCCTTGGGTATATCTCAAGCCTTATCGCTTGATATATTCATTATATCACATTGTGTCTTGTGATGCAAACAAAAAAAGGCCGGGACTTGACCGGCCTGTAATCACTCTTCCTCGGCGTCTTTCCTCGCTATCTCGATGATCTTGGATACCGCAGCAGCCATATTCTTGATTCCGTTGCGTGAAGCGAACGATGTCACCTGATGCACGAACTCGTCGTACAATTCCATAGGCACCAACCCGAGCATGTCCGAGTTGCAATCATCCACGAACTGTTCAAGTTCTTCGTATTCGCGGGTCAGAAACAAAAACTCCACGTTCTTATACTCGTACTTCACATTCAAACCGTTCAGGTTGACTTGCTGCGGTTCGACGTGCGGTAGGCTGTCCTGATCGAGCCCGCTGAGCAACAAATCGTCTACGTTGTCCATCTGAGTGACCAGCTGCGCCAGTAGTTTCTCGTCGGCGTGGCCGGTGAGTTCGTTGGCGGCTATCTGCTTCGCCGTTATGGTGGAACGTGTCATAGGCTTCGTGTCCACGATAACCGGGATACGTTGGATACCGGCGCGGGCGGCGGCTCTTGTACGATGATGGCCGGAAACAATACTTATCGACCCTTCTCCGTTCGGTTGCGAACAGTACGGCAATGACTCCAACATCCCTCGTAGCTTGATGTTCTGGGTCAGCGCGTCAAACTTACGTGGTTCCATGACCTGCGCGTTCAGGTCTTGTTCCTTGAGATTAACCACGTCAACCCACTTGATTACCAAACCGTCGGCTATGGTCATTTCTTGCGACGTGTCGACATCGGCCATTATTTCCTCCTGTTCTCTTTGGCTAGGAACTGTCCGAGAATGTTCCTTAAGCCGATCTCTTCGTGCCAATCGCTCTTATACTGCAATTGGTACTGTCCGTTTTTACGGTCGCGTCTGTCCAGTTTCATCAGGCCGCGAAGTCCCTTCGCTTCGGGGTATCGCGTGTACTCAACGGTTGCCAGCCCATCGCACGCATCGACGAGTATCTGTGTCTTGGGTGTAGCGCAGAGCTGGAACGTGGAACGACGTAACGCTATCATCGTGACCAGCTTCGTAAGCCGATACCGTTCGTGGGATACCCCGAATGCTTGACGCAATACCGCGTAGCGAATCGTGTACATGGGATTTGGCAAACCATATCCGATGATTCCGGCAACGTAACCGTCGATTAGTACGAGAACACACATCGGGCTCACGTTTCCCGTTATCCTATGCCGCATCACTTGCAGATACGAGTCTTGGGCCGCGCTATCGCGTAACGGTACGACCTTGATTTCGGAACGTTCGGTAATCTGATGATCTCTGGGCAATATCGGTATCGGTATCTCCGCCGATTTCGATGACGCCACAGTCACCATGTTCCCGCCGACAAGACGTTTGACCTCGTTCGGACGGTTGGAATTCATGTAAATCACACTGTCCAGACCCAGACGCCTAGCGTAGACCGGGCTATCAGTTGCGGCGTTTCCGGGCGTTTGCTGCTGCTGGCAGATCAGCAACGCCTTACGCCCATCGAACAGCTTGCAGAGCTTGGGAATATCGACGGGCGCGTTGAATACGTTGTATTCAGGTTCCGCCCATTGGAACCTCCCCCCGGTCTCGAAGAACTTTTCATAAGCTCCCGGATACGTAGGAGGATTGGCGAACACGATGGTGTGCGGGTCGTCCATGATGCGTTCCGCGTACTTCATCGGGTCGGTGGGCTCGTATCTTAGCCCCCCTAACTTGACCATATTCGCTGCGATTCGCTCCCGTAGCTGGCCGACGTGTTCCGAATCGTTGATGTCAAGATCAGCCAGAAGTTCACGGTAGTAATCGATATCGTCGTGCTTGCTGAGACGCATACGATATTGCGCCATGATTACGGTAGCCGCGTCATCCGCTGCGTTCCCGGAGAGCGAGACTGGTGAACCGTCAACGGTTGCCCGCATTTCGGTGAGAGGCGTCCCGCTGTACGCATATCCGAGCGCTGCGGTGTACGCCCACACGTCGCACGCCTCGATTTGATCCGGTTTCCAGCCGTTCTCCACGGCGACCATGCAGTTTGCGAAGGCTCCGGCGTACAGTTCGACGTATCGCGTATACCCTGACGCGGGTGCCCGCCTAAACAGATTCCCGTTCCAATCACGTTCGGGCTTATCCCAAGTGTTGAGGAACAATATGGACGGTGAGTTGAAACCTGCCATCAGACCACCCCCCAAGAGTCGAACTTGGTGCCTCCCAATTCGAGATTGGGCGCTCTATCCGGTGAGCTAGGGGCGGAATAGCAACGGTCATTAGAATAGCACATTTTGATCGGCCTCCAAACCTTTTTGTAATTCCTTGACTTCTTCACCGGTCTTTTCCTGCCACCATTGGGAGAAAATCGTTCGGTGGCACAAGCCTTTTCTTACGTCATCGAAGCATAGAAGCACGATGTCTTTACCTCCGTTGAGTTGCGATATCGTTTCAAGTTCCGTTCTGATGCGGGCGACCCCGTGTGAGTCCAGCATGGCACGATACCGTTCGGTAAATTCTTCGTCGGTTCCTTCCATGAACCATCGGCCCGGCGTCACTGTTTTCGCCGATGCTGCGATTGTGTATGGAAGTCGCCAGCGTGGCGAACCGTACGTTATGCGTACCGGTATGCCTTGTGACGGGGTGAAGTCGTGGTATCGGTTTGTGTAGACCTTCATAAGCATCCTTTCTATGCAACGTGTGATATAGATATTATATCACACTGTTGGTTCTTGTTGCAAATTGCCCACATTCTTAACTTCGTCTGGGAAGAATTCCTTTTCCAGCGCCTCCACGCCTCCAGTGGCACCCCAATACACACGCCTCGCCCGCAGAACGGTCGCCACGTCGGCGGACATGGAATCGGGAAGCCTTCGGGACATCCAATTCGTTAACTTGGCTTCGCTGCGCTGTTCCCGCTTCTGGGCTCTCCAATTAATCGGGTCGGCCAGCCACACGGGCAGAGTACGCACGTACTGCAATGGCGTACCATCGCAGGATTCCACGAAACGCTTCGCCGCCCTCATAAGCGCATCGGCACCAACCTCGTCGTAAGCCGTATTGAAATACATGAGGAATTTGTTAGAGACCCTGCACTTCTTTGGCCACAACGCCATAAGAGCCTTGAGGGTATCCACCGAATGGCAGGTGACTGTGATTTTTTCTTCGTCACGCGAGTATTGTTCTTGGGTTTTGTTCTCTTGGGTATTGTTCGTCAAAACCTCATTTTGGGGTGGGTCAAAAGCAGGTTTTGGGGGGTCAAAAGCAGGTTTTGGGGTCGGTGCATGGTCATAACCCTGTTTTGGGGTCGGTGCATGGTCATAACCCTGTTTTGGGGTGGGCTTCCACAGCGAGACGTGATACCGGTTGGCTCTGCCATCGGACTTGACCCGTCGGATGTAGCCCAATTGTTCCAGCACGTTGAGGCTCTTGGATACCGTGGGCTGTGAGCAACGCGCGATCTTCGCCAGCCGCTCCAAGCTGGGCCAACATACGCCGGTGTTGTCGGCGTGACGTATCAGCGCCATATACACCAGCAGGTCGTAGCCGCCCAGCCGGTCATCATCCACCGCCCAATTCGGCAGCATCGAAAAACCCGAGTTCTGTGTTATACTCGTATCGGACACGTTTCCAACCTTTCTGTTAGCGCCTTTCCTCTGTTCTTCCGGGGAAAGGTGCTTACTTTATTCCTGTTCCTATCTTATTGATGTTGGTGCGCCCGGTTCCAGTGCGCATATATATATTATATAGCTAGCACATGCTACTTGCAATCAAGAATAATCTGATGTATATTTAAATCATGTACGCTAAAGACTACACCGCAACGACGGAGCAGTACGCAGAACGTTGGCACCTCAACATCCAGACCGTCCGCAGATACTGCCGTGAGAAACGACTGCCATACATCAAGGTAGGCAGCCGCTACTACTTCAACCCCGACATCACACCACTACCCGTAGGAGCAACGATCGACGATGAATGACCCAACAATCACGCTACCGCTCGCACGCTTGGCGGCAGACCCCGAACGCAAACAGACCCGCAACGGCATCCCCTACATGCTTATCCGAGTCGCCGCCACAGGCGGACACATGGACAAGACCACAAAACAGTGGGTAGACCACGACACCATGTGGGCGACCATATTCGAGTATGACCTGAGACTTGCGGAAACCTACGAACGCATGCTACGCAAGGGCACACCGGTAAGGGTCGAGGGTGTCCTGAAATGGAAGACCGGCACCGACAACCAAGGGCAGCCGCGCACCGACTTCATCATCGAACACGCGACCATCAGCCTCGCCATGTTCAAAGCCAAGAACCAGCAGCCTCAGCAAGACCAGCAGACCGGCAACCAGTGGCCGGGAACCGACCCGTTCGGCCCGACCAGCTCGTCCAACCAGACCGACAACGAATGGAACGTGTTCTAAATGGCAGTGAACGTCACCGAGAAAGACAAGACGCTCAACGAGATCATCGACTGGTGCGAACAGTTAGCAGCGGAAGGACTGAGACTGGCGAGCGCTCTTTTAATGCAGCATGACATGGCCGCATACGGTGTCGTGAAGGGACAAGTCAGCGCATACGAAAAGACAGCCGACCACTGCCGTTCCATGCTCGGCTACACCGGCAACATGCCCACGGAAGTACCGAATCAAAGCGAGAACACGAAATGAGCAGGACTGATACCACCGACCCGGACGGTCTGCACTTTTTCCGCGTCAAATTCAACGATGCCGGAGAAATGTACGGACTGACCCAAGTCACCACCGATTGAAAGGAATTACCATGGCCCGCTATCTCGTAGGGGACCAACAACTGCGTTACGCAATACACTCGGCCATAAGCGCTGTGGACATTGACAAGCAAGATAAGAATTACGTCATCGAATCAACTGTCAAAGTCTCCGATGAAGTCCTAGAATTATTGGCCTCATCGAAGACCACCGAATCGGAACAAACCGAGAATCCCAAACAGGCTGCTGGCCGTGAAATCGATACGAGCGAGTACCCATTTATCCAACTAGAGGCAGACGAACTCGTCCGGATGATCTGTGACGCCTACCAAACCGGCGTATTTTCAGGAAAGGAACAATCATGAAATTCACGAAACGCGCATACATTAAAGTTTGGCAGAACTGCCCAGAAGATGAACGCCAAGACACCATCATAACCCTCCTAGACTACGAGGACGCGAACGAACTCAACAGTATCCCGGTCGCCCTCCTATATCTGCTGGAATGCCATGCGTTCGTCAACAGTATGAACGAATTCGACATCCTCGAACACTGCCTTACAGCCGAATCGTTCGACCTCATAGGCTTCGTCAAAACCTACCGGGACATGCTCAGCAAAACCGGCGACTTCTGGACGCCCATGAAGTTCATCACCGCCAGCCCCAAACCCGTGGACGGCATCCCACCCGTCTCCTACTGTCCTCAATGCGGAGCATTGATCTGGCCAGACACCACACAACGCTGCATCAACGGACAGCCCGAAAACGACACCGAATATTATCGGCGAATTCTCGAAATCTACAAGAACAACCCTGACCCGCTGTTCTGCCACAATTGCGGGCAACGCTTCAAATACGTCGGCCAAGACCAACTAGCATACAAGCATCAAAGCAACCGAGCCGACATCCTGCGCACGCTCAAACTCAAAGCGGAAACGCAACCGACGTTCGATCTGCTGGAGTTCAACCAATGATCGGCGAACCGTTCTCGTTCAACCTGTTCATTCCCGGCAT